CCTCGGCATATTGTTCCTAGTGGTGTATTGTTCCTAGTGGTAGGTAGATTGTTCCTAGTGGTACTATGCTCCTAGTAGTGCAGGGTTGTGCTTGACAAGTAGGAAAAAACCTCCTAATGTTTAGGTATGAAGTTAACATCTAAAGAAAAGAAGTTTGCTAGGGAAGCGGTCAAGATGCTGGCTTCTGCTGGCGATGTGAACGCTAAAGAGTGTGCTGTTCGTGCTGGCTACAGCGTTAAGACTGCGAAGCGCGAGGGCTGTAGGGTAATGAAGAAGCAAGCGATTAAGGACTACATCGAGGAATTAAACCCGCGTAGAGCTGAGATCATGCAGGACGAAGCGGAGACCGCTGATTGTATCGAGATAGCTAAGAGCGTCGTTTCTGAGCAGATACAGGCTATTCGTAATGAGCTTGCGTCGCTGTATGTACCTCCTGAGCTTGAGCAGCGGGCTAAGGGCATGACTGTGAAGCACGTCCAGACACACGAGGCTTTTGACGGCGAGGGCAATCCGATAGGCAGTAAGACCGTGACCGATGTCAAAGAACTACCTCCAGAGGTTCAGGCATGGACAAATATCCTAGGGATGAAACAACGTCTACGGACACAGTTAGACAAGTACTTGGAGAGGCAGAGATTGCTTGAGGGCGGCACAGAGCACAAAGGAACGGTTAATATCTTTATCGCTAAGCAGGACGTTCACTTGTGAGCTTTAACCGTACAGAGAAGCAGGCAGAGGCTATCGAGCTGCTGTCTACCGACGCGACCAATTGCGCTCTCTTTGGTGGATCTGGAAGCGGTAAGACGTTTGTTGCACTATACGCTCTGTGTGTTCGGGCGCTACGGGTGAAATCTACGCATTGTATCATCCGGTCAACTCAGCGTGACTGTCGGCAGAAAATAGCTATGGACATGTTCCCGTGCGTGCTGAATACCTGCTTTCCCGGCGTGTTCCAGAAAGACGATATGAACCGCACTGACTGGTTCTACGTATTCCCCAACGGCTCGCGAATCTGGTTCTACGGCATTGACGGTGACGGTATCGACAAGATTCTAGGCCCGAGCTATGCTACCTACCTCTTTGAGGAGTGCTCGGAGCTGGATTGGCCGCTAGTGCAAAAGGCGCTCACTCGATTACGGCAGAAGACCGACCTCCGGGTGAAGGCCTATTACACATTCAACCCACCCCAAAAATCACACTGGACCTACAGAGTTTTCATCGAAGAGATGGATCCGGTTGAGAACTCGCCTATCAGGAATCCGGCTAACTATTGCCATCTGCTGATGAACCCGCACGACAACCTTCAGAACCTTGACGACAACTATCTACAGCTGCTTGAGGGACTGAGCAAGAGAGAGCGCGACCGCTTTCTATGGGGGAAGTTCGGCGAGCCTGACCAGGGGAACCTATTCCACCCTGACTGGATCTACCACAACCGCATAGACAAAAAGGACATGCCAAGGGAGTTCGAGCGTGTGGCGATAGGCGTTGACCCTGCTGTGTCAACTAAGCGCACGTCAGACAGTACCGGGATCGTCTGCGTAGGACTGTATGAAGGCGAGGCGTATATACTGGAGGACGCATCCGGCATCTACACGCCTAAGCAATGGGCTGACCTCGTAAACCGACTATATGAAAAGTGGCAAGCCGACGTAGTGGTGGCAGAAAGGAATCACGGCGGGGATTTGGTGAAAGAGAATATAACACGTAATCACCCGCATATATACGTGTCTGAGGTCGTAGCTACACGGGGGAAGTACACACGGGCGGAGCCTATAGCGGCGCTGTATGAACGTGGGCTAGTGCACCACACGGGCAACTTTGAGGAGTTGTGCAACGAGATGATCGAGTTTAACCCAGACGCCAAGAATCAGAAGTCGCCGGATAGGTTGGATTCTGTGGTGTGGGCAATATGGCACTTGATGATCGACGACCAAGCAATCAAGCCAATCGTGTCAGCGGCGGAAATAAGTAGAGGCCAGAGAGAATCCGGCCTCGTTGATTTCATGAATAATGAAGATCTATGGAACGACCTATAGACGCCTGCCTGAATGCTGATATCTGTTTCCAGTTCCACCCTTCAAAGAGATGTTTCTCCGCCTTATAGCCAATTCCGCAATAAATTTCAAGCGTTACGAAAAATCGTAAGAATGTTTGACATTTCGTAATATTGTGATTAAGTTTGTATCAATTGCAATTTATCGGAGCATTACCGAATGTCCCTCCTGAACCGTTTGGCGAGACTAATCAAGTCAAACACCATCTTCTCTCGCGGTCTGTCGCGTAACGGCTTCGTGGCGCCCAATGGCGTCTCCCCACAGATCAACGATCAATCTCTGATCAACCGATACCGTTCCTGGGTTTACGTTTTCGCATCGCGCAACGGGTCTGCATCTGCATCTATCCCGCTCAGGCTATATGCTACGGTTGCTACTGGTGAGGGTATGCCGCGCGTTCGCCACAGCTCGCCACTGTCCAAGATGCAGGTAGACCGGCTGGTAAAGATGAATAACGGCAGGAACACCAACCGCTTACGCAACGCGGATCACGTTGTCGAGATTTTCGAACACCCATTCCTCGACCTCATGGCAAACCCTAACCCGTGGCGCTCTCAGTACGAACTACTTGAGGAAACGATGATCTTTCAGGATCTTGCCGGGGACGCTTACTGGTCTATCGGTCTTGACGCGCTAGGGGTGCCTAACTCGCTTAACCTCCTCCCGTCTCAATATGTGCGCATCGTCCCGTCGAATGACGATTTTATCAAAGGCTACCTGTATGGCAGATCTTCTGCCAACCGTATTGCCATCCCGGAAAACATGGTCATCCATTACCGCCGACCGAACCCGAAAGATCAATACTACGGCATGGGATGTCTTGAGGCGTCTGTGGTGGCAGCGAATCAATATGACTCGATGGACACGTACGAGACGGCGCTGAACAAGAATATGGGCATCCCGGCTGGCTTAGTCTCCTATAAGGGCAGGCTCAATCGGGACGATATCCCGGCGCTTGAGTCTGCATGGAACCGTACACTCCGGGGTATGGCCAATTCAGGCAAAATCAAAGTTACATCAGACGAGTACGATTTTAAACAAGTCTCTATCTCCCCTCGCGAGATGGGCTTCCTTCAAGGCCGCAAGTGGTCCCGCGACGAAATGGCGAACGCCTTTGATATCCCGATCTCAATGATCTCAACGGAGAACGTCAACAAGGCCAACGCGCAAGCGGGGAATGAGCAATACGCCAGACGTGCGATTATGCCACGACTTCGAAGAGTTGAGGACAGGCTTAATAAGGACTTGATACCATTTTACAATGAACCGCGCATCTTTTGTGCATTTGACAATCCCGTACCTGAAGACCAGGAACACGAGCTCAAACGGGCGCTTGAATTGGTCAAGGCGGGAATCATCACACGCAATGAGGGCAGGGCTATGCAGGGCGTAGTTCCTGACCCTGTGCGCGGTGACGAGTACATCCAGGCAGGACACCCCGACAACGCTATGCCTGATGTCGAAACAAATATCGACGAGGCTAAAATGTTCTTGGCGATGGAACGCGAAGCGCGAGAGAATGAGGGGTATTTCTAGTGTGTGTCGCATGTAAAAATCAGGCGCGTAGAGATCCTACTCTCACGGTCGGGATTCAGAAGGCGTGGACTGCCGACCTGATGCGTAGATGGCGCACAGTGCTAGCCTGCACTAAATCGGCGTTTGCTTCGATCTTCGATAGCCCGTTTCAGCTAAACGCATTCAAAGCCGACGCCGACGATATCAGGCAGTTCATGGCGGCGTTTGACAACGCGATGCAGCGTGAGGTTATTGGCTCTGGCGAGTGGCAGGCTGAATATATCGACCCCGCCTATCAGCGTGGTATGCGTGACGGCTCTAGCGCGCTCAGGCGTGCGGGCATCACCGCTGCTATCATTACGGCGGCAGAGCTAGCAACGCGTTTCAGCAGACCGGCAAACGCTGACCGGGTAATGATACTGCGCAGCACGGCAGCTAGTGAACTACAGGGCATCACCTCAGCCACATCACAACAGGTTGGCCGGGTAGTACGTGACGGCGTAGCGGGGAAGCTCCCGCCGAAAGAGATCCTAGCAGGAATCAGCGACCGCATTGAGCACATAGGCAAAACCCGGTCGAAGGTGCTCGCAAAGACCGAGACCGTCAGAGCTCACCACAAGGCAAAACTCCAGATGTACCGCGATGAAGGTGTGACCGAGATCACCATACTTGCTGAGTGGGTCACTGCTGGAGATGATAGGGTGTGTCCTATTTGCGCCCCGCTTGAGGGGACTAGATACACTCTAGAGGAAGCAGAGGGCATCATTCCGGTGCATGCCGGGTGCCGCTGCTCAACCGTACCAATCGAAGTTCAAAACGCAGCATAGAGGTAAATAATGGCACGCAAGAAAGCAGAACCCAAGGCAGAGCCAAAAGAAGTAAAGAAGGCAGAGCCAAAAGAAGTAAAGAAAGCAGAGCCAAAAGAAGTAAAGAATGCAGAGCCCACAGTAGAGCCTGGGAAGACAGAGAAGGCTATTACTGAAC